TGTTTCACCCGTAGGTTACGGTTCGCACCGTAGCGCATACGGGGAGTGGGAACTCTGATGTGCTTCATTAGTTCCAATCCCAAACCCCTCAATGCTTCGACATGCCAATCCGTAACAGGCATGATTTCGCCACCCCTAATATGGTCAGACACATTCACAACAAATAAACCTTTAGGACATAGCACTCTATAACATTCAGCCCAAATTTCAACATGAGCCTGTTTGTATTTTTCACCCCATTGCAGCATACCAGTATTTCCTTCCGTGAGTTTGCGACCGAGTTGATGGCGGTATGTTATGCGCCGACTGTTATCCCTAGCGTTATGATGGTCGCTCATGCGATTACCATAAACGGGGGAGGTGCAGATCGCATCGAAGAACTCATCAAGGTAAGGTAGATTTCTAGCGTCACAAGTAGTTGTTTTGTAAGCACCTTCAATCTGTTCAGCCCATTCTGGCTCCAATTCGTTGCAATAAATCGACCCGGTGTAACCTAAGTTGTAGAGTTTCGTAATTCCACCTACCCCCGCCATCGGGTCAAGGATGCTGAGCCTATCTTTGAGTAAATCATAAAAAATAGGAATTAGCGTGTCTGTGAATTTAGCGGGGTGTGGGACAACCTTCGTATTCATTGGTAAAACCCTCCTTTACTTATACTAAGTATATCATCACATGAATAATGTGTCAAGTAAATGTACCCTTTTGTTGTGGAGATTGCTCGGAGGGGTGACGAGGGTCATTCTGGACTCTTCAGAGCGGGTAGGGTAGGGTAGTAATTACAAATATTCAAGAATAAAAAGTACAGAAAAAGCTTGCGTTATAGTGTAATCCATGGTATAATGTAATCACAAAGAAGTATAGCCGTGAGTACCAGCGCAGCCAGGATCTGCTATCAGCAGGGAGCGCGTCATACCCACCCGCAGGAGGAGCGTAAATTGCGGGCTTGTTGGCTATGCTGAAGAAAAAGAGGAGGTTTTATTAGAGTGAGAGAAATATTGGCGTATAGTGATCAATACGTCCGCATAAGAAAAGACGTTGCTAGGAAACTTTTCAAGGAAGGAAGGATTATTTACCTAACCCCTTCCAACATGGCTGCAAGTGACTCTAACCTATGGATCAAGCCTTATCCTATCAATAACCGAGCAGGCCAAGACTTCGACGATATTGTGAATAACTTTGAATACTACAATTGCAATTGGGAATTAGGCTATTACACCAACTTCTGGATCAACACTGAGGAGAAATAAGATGATCTGGATACTGTTGTTGGTACTACCAATCATGATTATTATTTCTGCAGCGACGAAAAAGTGAGGAGGAGAAAAGAATGTATGTATTGAGTTATTGTGAGGCCCTGGAGCAATGGACGTTTACGACTAAAGAGAATTATCAGCGCATGATTAGGAACGCCCGGGAGATACATCGATTCAGCAAGGCAGAAGGTTTTCAGTGTACGGCAGATGTGATATATTATATCCTGGAGCACTTCGATCTGAGTCTTGACCAAATAACTTGCTGCGTAGATTGTTGGTAGAAAAGCGGCCTTCGGGCCGTTTTTCTTTGTCCCTTTTTGAGCTCCAGGGCCCTCTTATTAACCTCCAGGGCCCTCTTAACCAGCGGAAACACTTCTAGAGTTTCGTTTCCCAGCGGCTGCTCCGATCTGCAGGCAAAAGTTACGAAAGTTACGAAAGTTACAAGCGAAGGGGAGGATGGAAAATAACGAATAAAAAATACAGAAAAAAAGGCTTGCAATTTAATGTAAATCATGCTATAATAGAATCAAATAAAGAAGCCGCAGCAAGCGGTGAAGGAGGAAAAAGAATGGAAACTATGTTCAACAAATCGAAAGTGAAGTCATGGATTAAGAAGGCACACAAAGACCAAAGGTTGGGTTATGGGCACGGTTACGTTACTGACGGTCACATCTTGCTGATAGAGGAACAGCATATGCAGCCAACTATCCTAGAAGTGTACGGCACACTAACCCCAGAGTGCAAGTACTCTGCCGAACAATTCCAGAAACTAATGAACTTGCCGGACGAACTAATCGAAGTGATCGACAGCCAGCTAGAATATGCTCCCGATGCAAAGTACAGGCTGCGTATTTTCTACGATCCCAAAACCGGGCAAGAACTTACAATTGATGGGAAGTACTTCGATCTCCTGGACAATCCAAGGGTCCATAGGTTTTACACTAACGACAGGATGACTATAGTGTGGATCATGTATGATGATGGCGTTGTAGGCGTAATTGCACCTGTTGTGCTGCAGGATCAACTGTCCCACGTCAAATTTAAGGCAGAGGAGCAGGTTTAATCCTGCTCCCAGAAAAAAAAAAAGGAGGAGATTAAGAGTGAAAAACAGCTACGTTTTTCTGGTCAAAAAATGGTTTGATAAAGCCAACGGCAACACTTACCATTCAGTAGAGTATCACGATTTCAACACAGGAGAAACCATAACATCTGGTATAGTTTACGGGTATGAAGATCACTACAAACAAACAGCGTACGCAATGATGGTTAAGCACGGCTATTCTACAGATCCGTCTCCTGGAGACTTTTGGAAAAACAATTCGATCCACTACTACGTGGTAGAGGTTCCCAGAAGGAGGGATCTGGTATGACTATCATCTGGATAATTCTACTGTTGTTGGCGCTGCCGATCATGGTTCTTGTTTCCGCAGCAACTAAAAAATGAGGAGGTTAAAACATGAAAAAGATAATTGCTAAGGAAGTTAATCCAGCTTATGTAGATTTCAGCTATTATTTCGACAACGACGGGTTGAAAAACATTGGTGGTGAAAATTGCGTCGTGTACATCGTACCAGGGGACAGAAGAAGGTATAGCGGTTTTAACATGGACGAATACCGGGAAATTGAACTACACGCTCAAGCGGTAATAGATGATTATGAAGATGGGTACCCTATAGAAGAGAGACTAAAAAAATGGGCAGAGTATGCAAATCCATACGATACGGGTGATATTGCAGAATTTCTCACCATTACCACGGGCGAAGAATGGGCGGTAAGATCATTCACGGGATATTCTCAAGGGGACTATTGCGAAGTGGTGTATTGCGTCAGCCGTTACACCCCGGAGCGTATAACGGAAATAGGCAGGTTTTGGTTAGGTTGTGGAACAGAATTTTGTATTGACGGTTGTTACGGCTATTACGTTATTGATGAATTACGTTGGGAAGAAGGAGAAAAACTTAGACAGTATTTGGCGGACTGTTACGGTTGCAAGCCGGAAGAATTGGAAATCCATTTATATGATGGTGAACATGTAGTGACCAACTATAAAAAAATGGATTAAGGAGGTAAAACAAATTGACGTATTGGGATAGATTAAGGGAAGTGATAGATTATTTGGAAGGCAAGGTTGATATATACGACGGAAAGCATGAAGAAACAATTAAAGCATGGGATAGCGCATGGGACGAAATGGTTTGGCAAGGATTTGAACCCGATACAGTAGCTGGTATAAAAGAATATATTAGGGAAAATGAATAAAACGGCCTTCGGGCCGTTTTTCTTTGTCCATTTTCAACCTGCTGGAATTGCAGCAGAAGGATATACCCCCAGGACGCGTTTATAGCCGTTTTAAGCAACGATAATTCGCAGGGTATGTTTTACTATGGATAGGCCAATTTCGTCCCGCAGAATCGATTCTAGGAGGCCACGAACCACAGGCCAGTCTTCACCATGAACCTGCTCCAATTTCAGCACCAGATTTCGTTTCCCAGCGTCTGCTCCGATCTGCAGTCAAAAGTTACATACGAAAGTTACATACGAAAGTTACATACGTTTCTGGATGAAAGTTACATACGAAAGTTACATGCGAAAGTTACATATGAAAGTTACATACGAAAGTTGTATAACTATACAAAGTGGAACAGACCCCGAAGGGTCTGCGAAAGTTACTCATAAAATTGTCTGAAAGTTACAGACTATTCTAAGCGGGAACGCAATAGAGCCGATTTGAGCGTTGAAAGTTACAGGGGTATATCTTTATACCTAAAAGTTACATTCGTTGCTCTACGTTGCTCCTGTGAACTCACAGGGGCATTTTAATCTTCTATATCGATTATATCTTCCGGTATCCCCTCGGCCAATCGTTTCTTGATTTCCTCCGGAGAAGTTACATCACCAAGTGGATTGTTTGGTGTAATGACGTGCTCCTGCTGATCCTTCATGCCATAATAGTTCTTAGATCGGAATATATAAGTTACTGGGTTAAGTTTACCTTCGGCTACCAAATTGGCATCATACGTGGCTATAATGTCCTTCGCCTTTTTTATGACATTACGGCGAAACGGGGTGCTACCTTCGGCTCCAGTCTCCCATCTCCAGACAGTCTCTCTCGGATACCCAAGTGCAAGACACATACCTTCCACTGTCGGCAACTTCCCTTGCCCGAGCGTCCTCTCAAAATACTCCGTCAACCTTTCAGCGATCTCATCATCCGTTACCGCTTTGGGCTTAGTGTACCAGTACATAAGCTCTGCCCCTATTTGCTTAGTCAGTTCGGGGTCTATATTTCCCCTATGCTGGGG